AGATTGCTGCGAGAAGTCCCGAATCGCTGAAAGCTGACAGGAGATCGGTTCGCGTTATGTTCTTGACACTTTTTGCAGGAATGCGATCCTGAAAAGGTGGAGGGTGCTATGGATGACGAAATTCGGAAGGCTTGGTGGGGCGCCACGCTGGAGGCAAAGTTAGAGGCTGTTGCTATCCTTCGCGGCGCTGACCAAGGCGAAGGGTTGTCAGCGCTGCGCTGCGAGCTTCCTCACTCGCATTCTTCAAAAGCTCCAGAAAGTCGGAATATAAGGCGGATTCCTCGTCGGTCATAGGGCCGTTTTCTCTCATTAGCCATTCAAACCGGACCTTGAACCGCCGCGCGTACAATTCGCCTTTGTCCGCCCGAAATCCGGAACTTCCGTTTTCATGGCCCGCATAAGTGCCGTACTTGACGCCCAAAGCCTCGGCGGCCTCCACGGCTGTTTCGAAGCCTGCAAGCTTTCTGGCGAGTGTAAGTCTCTCGTGCAATTCCATGATGTGACTTTGCCATAAATCATTATGGAAAACTCATTGACAACAAACTATGAGTTTTCCATAATCCAACGATGTGCAATCAGATCGACGTGAAAGCGCTTCGCGCATTGCTTGGATGGACCCAAGCCCAGCTCGGCTTAGAGATGGGTGTGGACCAGAGCACTGTGTCGCATTGGGAGGCTGGCGGGAAACCGCGCGGTCCTGCCCTCAAGTTGCTGCAATCGCTTTGGAATGCGGCGCAGACAAAAGCTTCTACTGTGGAGGCCGCAGAATGACGCGCTCCACCTTCGACTGTGCTGTTGCAAGACATGGCCTTTCTGCCGTGCGCCAGATGAGCGCTTCCGGAATGCCTGTTCTTCCCGAAAACCCCGTTCGCCTTGCGTCTTGTGAAGCGAACGTTTCCGCGCCGGGCGAGGGGATTACCTCCCGCCCCTTGTCCGGCGCGGCTCAAGTTTCGGTCGCCGTTGGCGATCGTCCGGAGGGCAGTAAGCAGTTGCAGGTACATCGCGAGCCCATAAACGCGGCTGAACCTGACGGGTGCGATCCCGTGACCCTCGCAGATGACGGGCGGCCCCAAGCCTCTGGTGGAGCGGCGCCCGTCATCACCCATTCCCAATCGGCCGCCATCCCGGCCGAGACCGCGCCAGCATCCCGCCCATCGAATCCCGCTGGCGCGGTCAGACTTTCCGATGCCACACTGTTTATACTGCGCCTGATCGCAGCCCATGAGGGCAGGCCGGAGCGGGACATTGTGGCCCAGCTTATTGCCGCCGCCGGCGAGGCAATCGGCCTTTCGCCGCTGCTGACGCATGCCGCTGGCGAGATCGGCGATCTTTCCGGCCTGCCGAACTATGCGCGCCGCGCTGCAAAGCGTTGCCGGGGTGGTGTGCCATGACTGCATTTGCCTGCGGGCCTCCGTGATCTGACGCCCGCACACTGAACAATCTGAACCGGTCCCTCCATGGGATTTTTCGGCGGTTTGTCCCGCCGCAGGATTTTTGTTGCCGCGAGACAGCCAATGACACCAGCGCAACTGCAACTGCTCAAGCATGCCCAGAACGAAATCATCAGCCTGTGCGGCGGTCTCGATGCCGTTGCCGCGCGGGTGAACTATGGACGCAGCACCGTGGGGCGCTGGTCCGATGTGGGTAACCCATCTCTGATGCCCTATCCGGCAGTCGTCGTTCTGGAGGCAATCGAAGGCGTTCCGCCGGTGATGACCGCCGCAATGGCCGCGATCGCCGGCGGGCGTTTCCTGCCGGACAGCGCCGATGCCGGACAGAAGTCCGTCATGGCGGCTTTTGCCGAAACATTCGTGGCTTCCGGCGAGCTCACCGGCGCATTCGCCGCCGCGATCTCGGACGGAAAGCTGACGCCCACAGAGATTTCCGGGCTCGATCAGCTGCTCGCCGACCTGATCCGCAAGATGACCGCAGGGCGCACATCGCTGGCCGAGGCGCGCGCCGCCGGCGGGCTGAAGGTGGCGTCATGACGCGCTCGATCTACTGCATTTCAAACCGTCAACCTGAAAGGAACCTGCCATGAGCCGTGTTCTGCGCTCTTTCCGTGAAATGATGGGCTTGCTTTCGCGCGGGGACTACTCGCGCCACTGCGACAGCCTGTTGACCGATGCCATCGAAGCGCTGGAGGCCTGTCCGGCCGACAAGTGCAAGGCCGAGATCACCCTCAAGATCACGCTCGATTATGAACTTGGTCGCATCGACATTAAGGCTGACGCCAAGTCAAAGCTCCCCGAAACCGTGAAATTCATGAAGACGCCTTTCTGGGCGATCGACGGGCAGCTTTCGGTTGAGCATCCCAATCAGGTCGACATGTTCCCGGCTCCGCGTCCCGCATCCCGCGACCTTGATGATGATGACCAGGCCGAAACGGCCTGATCGATTTTCCCCTGACCAGAAAGGATCCGGCTATGGCCGAACAGACAAAATCGCCTCTTGATGCCCACGCCATCGAACTTGTTTCCGCTCTTTCCATCGAGAGTGCGGAACCCTCGATCGTCAAAATCACCACGGATGGGCTGGGCGAGGGGTTGCCCGCTTCGGTGCCGGCAATCTTCGACCGTAAACAGCAGATGGTGCGCTCCCTTAAAGAGCGGATCGAAGAGCATCGCCTCGCGCCAGCGAGACGGAAGGGGACTGCTCGCGCCGACACGCTGGCCAGCTTCATCGAGCTGACCAACCGGCACAAGGATGACCAGTCGGCACTGTTCGGCCAGACGGCGTGGCCGAAGCCTCGTCTTACGGCCGTTCTCAACTACGATTCCAGTGGTTCGCCGGCGCGCTTCGGCGACCATCGCGTGGTCTATGATTTTCCGCTGACGGAAGAATTCAAGGCGTGGGTGGCCTGCAATGCCCAGCCCATGGATCAGGAAGTATTTGCGGCATTCCTCGAAGAGCATGCCGCCGAGCTGTCAGCGCCTACAGACGGCGAGAAGAGCAACTATGAGCGCCTGTTCAATGAGGCGATGGCCACGCCTTCCGAACTCATTATGCTTTCGCGGCATCTGGAAGTCTTCGTTTCAGCCAAAGCCAAGCAGGGTGTGCGCCTGCAAACTGGCGAGCGTGTCGTCGAATTCACCGAAGAGCACCAGAACGCCAAGGGCGAGAAGATCGTCATTCCCGGCATCTTTATCGTTTCTGTTCCTGCGTTCGTCGATGGCGATGCCGTTCGTATCCCTGCGCGACTCCGCTATCGAATTTCCGGTGGCGAGATCAAGTGGTTCTATCAGCTCTACCGCTGGGAAACATATCTGCGCGAGCAGGTGGGTTATGACCTGAAAGAGGCGGCAAAGAAAACCGATCTTCCCGCCTTCGAAGGCGCGCCGGAGGCCTGACGATATGGCTGTTTCGGCACGCGGCCTGTTTCGCGCCACCGGCAAGAGATCGAAGCCGGTGGCGCTGCTGTGTGCCGAGACGGGCGAGACAGCAGTCGTCGAGCATCTGGAGCGCGATGAGAATGATTTCTATCCCACGCCTCCGGAGCCAATTCGGGCACTGCTGGCAGCTGAGCGCGATCGTCTGGCCGACTTTCCGCTGATCTGGGAGCCCGCCGCCGGCGATGGCGCTCTCACACGCGAAATGCAGCGGGCAGGGTTCGGAACTGTGGGGTCCGATCTCATTGACAGGGGCTGCGGGGCAATTCTCCGCAGCTTCTACGATTTTGAACTACCTCTTGCGGCGGCCGTCATCACCAATCCGCCGTTTCAGGAGTGCAACTGGCGCGATGGGAAAGGTCGATGGATATTTCATGCGCTGGAAACCCTCCGGCTCGACTACATGGCGCTTTTACTGCCGTGGTCATGGCCGGGAGCTGCTGGCCTTGCCGGTTTGTGGGGCAGGATCCCGCCATCTCGCGTCTATCTGATGCGCTGGCGGATCGATTTCACCAATCAGGGAAATTCCCCCACCTTCTCGGGCTGGTTTGTCTGGGACCGCCAGCATCGCGGTGAAACCGTTTTGCGCATGATGGACCGGGTGGACCCAGCACAAGGGGTGCTGTTCCGGTGAGCGCTTCCTCTT